CCGTGCCCTCTTCGTTCAGAGCGAGATGGGCTAAAAGAATCTTGGATTGGGAAACGAGTGTACTGCAATCCCCCTTATGGACCAAAAATCAGGGCTTTTCTTGAGCGCGGGTTGGATGCGGAGATTGCGGTGTTCTTAATTCCAGCACGAACGGACACAAAATGGTTTCACGAGGTTGTTCTGCCTCGCACCAAAGAGATTCGATTTGTCAAGGGACGGTTAAAATTTGGAGACGCGAAGAACTCGGCGCCGTTCCCAAGCATGATCGTCATTTTTGAGGGGAAAAGGGACTCAAGTATATAAGTCCCATCTTTTTTCTGGAACTCGCCACCCGGTGCCACTCAATGAACATTCGCGCGCGCGGCGTGACCGCTGGCCGCTTGAATTCGACCTTGAAGGCATTCCACGCGACACCGCCGTGCGCGAACAACTGTTGAAAGAACATCGTTCTCTAGAAATCGTCACTCCAGATACAGAAACGGAGCAGAACATGAGTCCAGTCACCAATTCCTTCGCTGTCGATCACGGCGCAGGCGAAACCGTCCTCGACATCAACAATCCGCCGCGCAAGAACTACAACCCCAACGCGCCAGAAAACCAGTTTCCGCGCGCCGTCTATCACCACGAAACCGGGCGGGTGCTGCACGTCTCGAACGAAAAAGAGCTGAAAGCAGCGCTCAAGCGGGATTTCGACCTGAAGCCATCGGCGGGACGGGATTATTCCAAGATTTCCGCGGCAGGGATCGCCGCGCCCAAGACCGTGGCCGAGCTGCGGGAAGAAGAGATGTCAGCGGAAGATTT